TCAGGCGGTGGCTCAGGCGGTGGCCCAAACACTGTCAAAGGCGTCCCAAAGTCTGAGACAGAATTGAAACCGGGCACCGATGGTGCTGTTTGGTTGACCAGAGACCCGTCAAAGGCTGAGCGCTATGCTAGATTGGCGGCAGAGGCAACAGGCGGGAGGCCAGTAGTTATACGGGTCCGAGAAGATCAGGCACCGCAAGACCCCACTAATTATGGCGACGACTATGTCAGAGCAGTGGCTGGTAAGGTGCCCATTGAGTCGAGAATTTACGGTCGCGTTACGCCCGAGGATGGCTATTGGTACCATGGAACTTCTGAGCCGGTTTGAATGAGACACTACAATGACTAACAAATTCTCCGCCAGCAGGACCGTCGAGCGCCGGTTCGGTGTTGAGTTGCGCAAGGTGGCTCGGGTCATCGGTGCTATGCTCAATGCTCACATCGATGGCCCCACCATCCGCGACCAGAAGAAGCTGGCCGAGGCCTTGGCTGCCTACTCTGACGCCCTGGGTCCTTGGGCTGAGCGCGTGGTGGGCAACCTCCTGAAGGATGTGAACCGCACGAACAAGAAGTCGTGGGAGTCCACATCTGCTCGCATCGGCGCCCAGCTCAAGCGGACCATGGAAGAGACCGCGGTCGGCGACGTGATGAAACTCATCCAGCGGCGACAGGTGGAGCTGATCAAGAGCCTGCCGATCGAGGCTGGTCTTCGCGCCCAGAAACTCTCACAAGAGGCTGTGATGGGAGGCAAACGAGCTGACGAGGTGGCGGCTGAGCTGGCCCGGTCTGGCGAGGTGACTGAGGGCCGAGCCACATTGATCGCCAGGACTGAGATTGCCAAAGCCAACTCAGCTTTGACCCAAGCGCGGGCCGAGTATGTGGGAGCCAGCCACTACATCTGGCGAACGGCTGAGGATGGGGACGTGCGCGAGAGCCACGCGGCTATGAATGGCAAGATCTTCCGCTTCGACGATCCACCCTATGTGGAAGGTGAAGGCAACCACGGCCCGGGCGAGTTCCCGAACTGCCGCTGCTTCGCCGAGCCTATCATACCGGAGTAGTTTACATGATTCACATATTGTGGCTATAATCCGGACCATGGATACTGGCACACAAACTCAGCAGATGAAGACATGCACAAAATGTGGTGTCACTAAGCCGTCTTCAGAGTTCGGCAAGCGGAAGACTGCTAAAGATGGGCTCAATTACTGTTGCCGTAGCTGTTGGAGCGCGCGATACCGCGAACAACTTAAAGACCCGGCGCTTTACGAGTCCCACAAAGTTAGCGTGGGAAGTTATATCAGGCGGCGCCGTAAAGAAGACCTAAACTTTTATCTCGTTCATAAATTACGTTGCATGGTCCGCCGAGTTCTTCGCGCCGCCGATGGGAAGAAGACCGCATCTTCACAAAATCTCCTGGGGTACTCAGCCAAAGAACTTCGTGCCCATCTCGAGTCCCAGTTCGAACCTGGGATGACTTGGGACGACCGTGATGCTTGGCATATTGATCATGTGAAACCTATTGCAGCCTTCATTGCTGAAGGTGTCAAGGATCCGCAGGTCATCAACGCCTTATCGAACCTCAAGCCCCTCTGGGCTAAGGACAATCTTGCCAAGGGGGCGAGGTACTAATGTCGAGAAAATTCTATTCTGTTGCGAAGATTTCTGAGCGCATCAGCGAGACCCCTGAGGGATTCCTGGTCTGTGAAGGTGTCGCCATCACTCGCGCTGGCGACTTGATGTACTCGCCAAGCGAAACTCCGGTCACGCCGAAGGGCAATGTGACGGTCATCACCCGGACCGTTGAAGACATCCACGACCCGGCCACCATCGCTTCGTTCGAGGGCAAGCCGGTCACCATCAACCACCCTGACGACTTCGTTACGCCTGAGAACTGGCGGGCTCTGGCCGTTGGTGTGGTGCAGAACGTTCGTCCCGGCGAGGGCGAGGATGCTGACAAGTTGCTGGCCGACTTGCTGATAACCGACTTCGAAGCCATCTCGGCAGTCAAGAGCAAGCGCCTCCGTGAGGTGTCCTGCGGCTATGAGGCTGAGTACGTCGAAGAAGCCCCTGGCCGCGGACGTCAGGAAAACATTATTGGGAATCACGTAGCACTTGTGGCTTCTGGACGGTGCGGTTCAGAATGTGCCATTTTCGATCACGCACCAAAAAAGGAGAAAGAACCCATGACCATGAAAGAGAAACTCATGGGGCTATTCGGGAAGGCGCTCGATGAAGCCATGCCTGAAGAAACCCCTCCGGCTCAGGATCAGGATGTTGGCGCGATGTTGGCCGCTCTCATGAAGCGTCTCGACGCGATTGAGGCTGCCATGAAGCCCGCTTCCGAAACTCCTCCGGCCGATGAACTGCCTCCTGAAGGTGAGAAGCCCGCAGGTGCTGAAGGCGAGAAACCCGAAGGCGATCACACGCCTGAGGAGATGACCGCCCTCGAAGCCCGTCTGGCCACCATCGAGAAGGCGTTGGCAAAGCTGGCCGGCCTTGAAATGGCTGAGGGCGAAGATCAAGGTAAGGAAGGTGAAGTCAGCCTCGATGCCGAGACCATCGCTCGTGCCGAGATCCTGGCCCCGGGCCTCGCCAAATCCAAGGACATGAAAGCCAAGTCGTTGACCTCTGCCTACGGCACGGAAGACGGCAAGGCGGTCATCGATACGCTGCTTGCCGGTAAGGCATTCGATTCGGCTGACAAGGACCTGCTCTTCGTCGCTGCGTCTGAGATGCTCAAGTCCGTGCGTCGCGGCCAACTGCACAGCACGCGTGTCTCGTTGGACTCGCTGCCAGGCATGAAAGCCGGTGAAATGACGCCGGAAAAGATCAACCAAATGAACGCCGCTCGTTACGGCAAACAGTAAGGAGAAAACCATGACCAGCTTCCTCTATCGCGCTCCCTCTGGTGTTGCCGGTGACGTGACCCGTCCGGATGACACCGTCGTTGAACCCGGTCTGCTCAATGCAGCCCAAGCTCCCACCGCCTTCGGTGCCCCTGTCAAGCTCGTGTCCGGCAAGTTCGAAAAGATCGCCGCGTCCGATGCTGCTGCGGTGTTCGCAGGTATCCTGTCCCGCATCGCCCCGTCGATCGCTGGCGACACCGCCCAGACCTTCGCCGGCGGCACGCCGAACACCGACTCGGTGCAGGGCATCGTGGTCGAAGGTTACGTCAACGTGGTCTGCACGATCGGTACCCCGGTTCGCGGCGGCGTTGTGTACATGCGTGTGACTGCGGCCAGCGGCAAGGCTGTTGGCGACCTCGAAGCCACGGCTGATGGCGCAAACAACGTCGCGCTGACCGGCGTGACCTGGGCAATCGACGGCAAGGATTCCAGCAACATCGCTGAAATCCGCATCAAATAAGGAGCGACAACATGAAGACTTTTGACAGCACCCTGGCGTATTACGTCAACCAACTCGACAACCTCGACAAGAAGCTGCACGAGCCTCTGTTCTCGGTCACCTGGGGCCGTGACATCAAGCTGCGCGGCGGCATCACGATGGCCAACGAGTCCACCTCGTTCATCCGCTCCACCATCGGTGCAGTCGGTACCCAGAACGCCACCGGCAAGCCGTGGATCAGCCCGAACACGACCACCCTGCCGGGTGTCTCGGTCAACGGCGAGCGCGTGGTTCTGCCTCTGCGCCTGCTCGGCCAAGAGGTGTCCTACTCGTCCGTCGAACTCGAGCGTAGTCAGCTGCTTGGCCAGCCGATCGACGCCCAGAAGTTCAACGCCCTGAACACCATCTACCAGATGGCCACCGACGAGATGATCTACGTGGGTGACTCGGCTGTTGGTGCTGAGGGCCTGGTGAACAGCACCCTGGTGACCTCGGGCTCCGTGCCGAACGGTACCGGTGGCTCCCCGCTGTGGGTCAACAAGACCCCGGACGAGATCCTGAAGGACGTCAACGACATGGTCACGGCCGCATGGCAAGCCTCTGGCTTCTCTGTGTGCCCGGACAAGCTGTTGCTGCCGCCCGCTCAGTTCGCGTACATCTCCAGCCAGAAGATCAGCACTGCCGGCAACGTCAGCATCCTGACCTTCCTGGAAGACAACAGCATCAGCCTCCGCGTCAACGGCCGCAAGCTGGACATCCAGCCGCTCAAGTGGCTGACTGGCCGCGGTGCTGCCGGCGCTGACCGCATGGTGGCTTACACCAACGACGAAGAGCGTGTGCGCTTCCCGATGGTGCCGATCCGCCGTGAGACCCCGTACTACCTGGGCATCAAGTTCAATGCCCCGTACATCTGGGCCTTCGGCGAGGTGGAGTTCGTCTACCCCGAGACTGCTGTTTACCGCGACGGCATCTAACCGAAACGGAGGCCGGCCTAACAGCTGGCCTCCACTGACAAGGAGAAGATGATGCAAGTTCAATTCAACCGCCCGGTGACCATCGGCAAGAACACCTACGGCAAGGGCCAGCACACTGTGCCTGATGAGGACGTCAAGGACAACTGGTTCTTCGACGCCCTGGTCAAGGACGGCAGCGCTGTCGTGCTGCGCCAAGACGACGCTGCAGAAGAGGCCTCTGAGGCCGCTCCTGAGGCTCAGGCTGAAGCTCCTGCGGAAGCCGAAGCTCAGGCTGAGGCTCCTGCTGCCAAGCCCACCGGCAAGAAGGGAAAGTGATGGACATCGCACTGTTTCGCACCGATTTTCCGGAGTTCGCGGACAGTGTCCGCTTCCCTGACTCGACCATCACCTTCTGGTCGGGCCTGGGGGAGCAACTTATTTCCGAGGACCGCTTTGGCAACATGCACACGCAGGCTGTCGAGCTGTTCACTGCCCACAACATCGTCCTAGCAGCTGGCAACGTGGCTGCATCAGCAGCTGGCGGCCTACCGGGTGGATCCGGTGGTCCTGTGGCCAGCAAAGCTGTAGGCTCGGTGAATGTGAGCTACGACAACGCCAGTGTGATGCTGCCCAACGCAGGCCACTGGAACCAAACAACCTACGGGCGCCAGTACATCCAGCTGGTTCGCCTCTTGGGGAACGGGTGCTACCAACTATGAACGGCGTCAAGATCACCAGGGACGATTCGATGCGCGTGCTGCAAGCCATCCAGAACATGGAAGGCAAGCACGTGCTCGTTGGCATTCCTGCTGACAACAACGCCCGGAAGGATGGTCCCATCACTAACGCCGCCCTGGGTTACATCCACGAGAACGGCAGCGCGGCGCATAACATCCCGCCCCGTCCGTTCTTGGTTCCTGGCATGAAGGCCGCAGCTCCGAAGTGCGCTGACGTGCTCAAGGGGTACGCGAAGAAGGCTGTCACGGGCGAGGCCACCATCGACCAGGGCTTGAATGCCGCTGGCTTGGTAGCCCAGTCCGCCGTCAAGAATCGCATCCGCTCCGGTGAGGGTTTCGCTCCGCTGCAACCTGCTACGATCGCGGCTCGCAAGCGCCAAGGCAAGCAAGGTGAGAAGCCGCTGATCCGCACCGGCCAGTTGATGAACAGCATCACCTACGTTGTGAGGAAGAAATAATGGCCCTCATCGATGTGTCTGAGCTGCTCACGGATCCGGACTTCACCAACACGGTGACCCTGATCCGTCGCTCGTCGACGGTGGACACCTATGGCGAGAACACCATGGTCGAGACTTCGTCGTCGATCACGGCTGTCGTGCAAGGTGCCAACACCGAGTCTTTGGAGCGTGTGCCTGAGGGTGCTCGACTGTCCGACTTGATCGACGTCTACTACAAGGGCCAGTTGACAGCTGAGAGCCCAGGTGGTTATGCTGACATCATCGTCTGGCAGGGCAAACGGTATCAGGTCTTCGAGGTGGTTGAGGACTTCATGAACTACGGCGCTGGCTTCACCAAGGCCGTCTGCAAGCTGGAGGCCGTCAATGCCTAACACAAGCGCGACCGGCGGTTACCTGACACAGACCTCGTCGTCGATCGACGGCCAGGCACTGCGCCGCTTCCTGCAGAGTGTCATCGTGGGAGTGACTGGGCTCAACGCGACCCTCGTCCGCCCCATGTGGCAGCAGAATCCGCCTCCCATCCCGTCGATCGACGTTGATTGGTGCGGCTTTGCTATCATGACTCAGCGCCCTGAGAAAGGCGCGTTCCACGAGCAGCTCAACGCTGGTGGAGCCACGCTGCTTCGTCACGAGGAGTTGGACCTTCTCTGTGCGTTCTATGGGCCGAACTGCCTTGTCAACGCAGGGCTGTTGCGTGATGGTCTGGAGCTGATCGCTCAGAACCGCGAGCAGTTGTTCCTTGCTGGCATGGGTGTCAACGGCTTCTCGGACATCACCCATGCACCTGAGCTGGTCAATGACCGGTTCTTTGACCGCGCGGACATCACGATGACCATCCAGCGGGAGATCCGCCGCAGCTACGACATCTTGCACTTCGTGGGCGCAAGTGGGACCGTTACGGCCAACCGTGACACTGAATCGCTGACCGCTGGCATCAACGTGTCAGCATAACTTTAGGAGAAAGAAAATGGCTCAAGGCTTGAATATCGGACGGTTGGTGCGAGCCACCGTCAATCTGGCTCCGTTGGCCGCGGCTCGCCGTGGCTTCGGCACGCTGCTCGTCGTCGGTGATTCCAATGTCATCAACGGTGTTGACCGCCTCCGCACCTACGTGGATCTGGAGTCGGTCGCTGAGGACTTCGGTACCTCGGCTCCTGAGTATCTGAGCGCCTCGCTGTACTTCGGCCAGTCGCCCCGTCCTCAGCAGCTGATGATCGGTCGCTGGTTGCGCACGGCAACTGCTGGACTGATCCAAGGCGGCATCCTGACCACGGCTGAGCAGGCCATGGCCAACTGGACGGCGATCACGACTGGTTCGTTCAAGATCGACATCGACGGCGTCACCAAGACCCTGTCGGCGCTCGACTTCAGCGCTCAGACCAACCTGAATGGTGTGGCCAGTGTCATCAACGCGGCTTTGACCGGCGGCACGATCGCCTGGGATGGTTCCCGCTTCACGGTGACTTCCTCGACGACTGGCGTGACCTCCACTGTCGGCTACGCCTCGGCCACCGGCTCTGGTACGGACATCTCGGCCCAGCTGAAGCTGACCAGCACGACCGCTCTGGTTCCGGTTCCTGGCTTCGCTGCCGAGACCCCGGTCGAGTGCGTCACCGAGCTGGCCAACATGTCTGGCATGTGGTACGGTCTGACCTTCGCGGCTTCGACGATGCCGACCGACGATCAGGCTGTAGACGTGGCCGCCTTCATCGAAGGTGCCTCGATCAGCCGCATCTTTGGTTTCACCGAGATTGACACCCGCGTGCTCGACGCCGCATGGACGACTGACATGGCCAGCCGCCTGAAAGCACTGAGCTACAAGCGCAGCTTCGTGACGTTCAGCGCCAACAAGTACGCCGTCGCTTCGATGTTCGGCCGCGCCTTCTCGGTGAACTTCAGTGCCAACCGCTCGACCATCACGCTGATGTACAAGCAGGAGCCGGGCGTTGTCGCTGAGTTGCTGACCGAGACCCAAGCGCAGACCCTCAAGGCCAAGCGCTGCAACGTCTTCGTGAAGTACATGAACGACACCGCCATCATCCAGTATGGCGTGATGAGTGGCCAAGCGTACTTCGACGAAATTCACGGCCTTGACTGGTTCGTCGATGCACTGCAGACCTCGCTCTACAACCTGCTCTACCAGAGCAAGACGAAGATCCCGCAGACCGACGCCGGCCAGAACCAGCTTGTGAACACGGCCTCGAACGTGTGTGCTGAGGCGATCAACAATGGTTTGGTGGCACCTGGCCAGTGGAATGCCGACGGCTTCGGCCAGCTGGAGCGCGGGCAGTTCCTCACTGAGGGCTTCTACATCTACACCCAACCGATGGCCCTGCAAGACCAGTCGATCCGCGAGCAGCGTATCGCTCCGCCGATCCAGATCGCTCTGAAGCTGGCTGGTGCCATCCACGAGATCGACGCCATCATCGACGTCAACCGCTAATCAAGGAGAACAACCATGGCAACTTATTCCTTCCAAGACGTTGTCGCCGCCATCTCTGGCGTCGGCGGCTCGATCAACCTGGCGGCTGGCGCAGGTGTGGCAGAAGAGGGCATCACCATCGAGTCCATGGAGGACAAGAGCGTGATGACCATCGGTGCTGACGGTGCTGGCATGCACTCGCTGGTCGCCAATGAGGCCAGCTCGGTGACCATCCGCCTGCTCAAGACCAGCCCGGTCAACAAGCAGCTGCAGGAGATGTACAACCAGCAGACCAAGTCCAGCGCCAACCACGGCAAGAACACCATCACGGTGCGCGACGCCGTTCGCGGCGACAACATCACCCTGACCGAGGTCGCGTTCAAGAAGCGCCCGACCGTGACCTACGCGAAGGAAGGTGGTCTGATGGAATGGACCTTCGATGCGATCAAGACCACTGCCGTCCTGGGCAGCGGCACTCCTGAGGCTTGATCATGGAACTGGAACTGGACGGACACACCTATCGTGTCGGCAAGCTGGACGCTCGCGCACAATTCCACATCGTGCGGCGTCTGGCTCCGGTTCTGGGCGAGCTGGCCCCGGCTTTGCAAGGCGGTAAGGGCGGTCTCGATGCCCTGCCTCCGATCGCAACGGCCGTGGCCAAGCTCTCCGATGCCGATGCTGATTACTGCATCTTCGGTCTGCTGAAGGTCGTGAGCCGCAAGCAGCCGAACGGTTTGGGTTGGGGCCCGGTCGCGACCGAGAACCTGCTCATGTACGACGACATCGGCATGACACAGATGCTTAAGCTGGCGTGGGAGGCCTTGACGTTCAACATGTCAGGTTTTTTCGCCGCGCTCCCCTCGGATTTGAAAGAAGCAGCCCAGAAAGTAAAAGGCCGGTAAAGTGGGTTTCGCTTCCCGATGGGGAGGACTGGTTGCTCCGGCCAGTGCTGAGAGGAATGTGCAAGTATGAAAGCTTGATCGACTGCACTCTCAGCCTGGCCGATGTTGCTTTGATGAATGATGCACTGGACGTGCAAGAGGAGAACGAGATGCGGTATCGGGAGGCCAACACATGAACGGTGAAGTCATCAAGGAGTTTCTGGTTGGCCTCGGCTTTCAGATCGACGAGGCTGGCCTGTCCAAGTTCAGCTCTGGCATCACCAGTGCCACCATCGCCGTCGGCGCAATCGGCACGGCCGCGGTTGCAGCCGCTGGCGCGATCACCGCATTCGTCGCAGGTGTCGCAGACAAGTTCGACGCAGTAGGTGACCTCGCTGATCGTGTGAACACCACTGTTGAGAGCGTCATGCGTCTCGGTTACGTGGCCACACTGACCGGATCCAGCGTCGAGGCGGCCAACTCATCGATCGAGAACCTGAGCCGCGTGGCAGGTGAAGCTGCACTGGGCTTGGGCCGCGGTGCCAAGGTCTTCCAGGACCTGGGCCTGTCGGCCAAGGATAGCAACGGCGACCTGAAGGACACCTCGGTCCTCATGGCCGAGATCGGCGACAAGATCAAGGACATGGGTCGCGGTGAGCAGATGGCCGTGCTGTCGAAGCTGGGCATCGATCCTACGATGATCAACGCCCTCACAACCGACGTGTCTGGCCTTGCCGCTGAGTTCGACCAGCTGTACAAGAACGCCGGCATCGATGCCAACAAGGCGGCTGAGCAGTCGGGCGAGTTCAACGATAGCATGGACCGCCTGAAGATGACGTTCGACGCCATCAAATCGGCTGTCGGTCTCAAGTTCATGGGGCAGATCAAGAACGGCATCGACACGCTGCGCAAGTTCTTGGTCGAGAACATGCCCAAGATCATCAACGCGGTGACTCCCATCATCAATGTAGTGTTGCGCATCGCCGAGGCGTTCATCAAGATCGTGGGCCGTGTAGGTTCCGCCATCGGAGCCATCATCGGCTTCTTGGTCAAGGTCAACGACGCAACTGACGGCTGGGCTGGCTACATCTTAGCAGCTGCCGCCGCTTGGAAGTTCCTGAACCTCTCATTCTTGGCCACGCCCATCGGCATGATCCTTTCGCTGGCCGCCGCCATCGCGCTGCTGGTTGATGACTTTATGACCTGGAAGGAAGGCGGTGACAGCCTGATCGATTGGTCGGCCTGGGAGCCTGCGATCACGTCAGCCATGGCCGCCATCGGAGCCTTGCGTGACCTGCTGGCCAGCGCGTTCACGGTCATGTTCGCCGCCGTCGATGCTCTGATCAGCCTGCTCATGGGTGACTTCTCAGGCGCATGGAATGCCGTGGGCGAGTTAGTCAACGGTGTCATCGGTATCTTCACCTCCGCCTGGGAGACGATCAAGAACCTAGGCGAGGGCATCGGCAACTTCGTCGGCGCAGTTGCTGGGTTCTTCGGTGGTGGCAGCGCGCCCAAGCCGGCTCTGACCCCGACACCTCAAGCAGCCGCTGCTGTGACTGGTGGCAACCAGAGCGTGAGCCAGCAGACGCAGATTGTGGTGCAAGGTGCGGGCAATCCTGATGCTACCGCCAGAGCCGTCGCAGGACAGCAGAACCGGGTCAACGCCGACATGGCCCGGAATATGAAAGGAGCAGCACGATGACCATGCTCAACCCGAGCACTCCGGCCACGATCATCCCACGCCGTTCGATCGGGCCGTTCAACGCCACGGTGACTCTCGAGGAAATCGCAAGCGACGACCTTGAGATCACCCAGCACCCCGTTCAGCAAGGCGCCACGATCACGGACCACGCCTATCTGAAACCGGCCACCGTGAGCATCAAGATCATGTTCAACGCGGCAGACGCCCCGCTGGCTGAGACCTACGCCAAGCTGCGCCAGCTTCAGGCCAGCCGCGAGCCGTTTGATGTCGTGACCGGCAAGCGCGCCTACAAGAACATGCTGTTCAAGTCACTGGGCCAGACGAACGATGCCCAGACTGAAAACGTCCTGAGCATCTCGGCTGAGCTGCAGGAGATCTTCATCGTCCAGGTCGAGACCACCACGGTGCCTCCGCGCAAGCAACAGGCAAACCCGGGCAAGACCGGCGCCACTGAGAACGCCGGGCAGAAGAGCGCTCAACCGGCTCCTGAGCGGAACCGCAGCGCCCTTCGCACTTTGGCAGGATAAACTATGGAACAACTTTTTGTCATTCCTTTGACCAACGTCCCGCAGCGTTTCACCATTGAGCTAGCGGGTGTGGCCTACATCATCGTCTGCAAATGGAACGGCGAGATGCCCGCCTGGACCCTCGACATCCTCGATGAGGTGACCAGTCAACCGCTGATCGTCAATCTGCCTTTGGTGGCCGGCGTCAACCTGCTTGCGCAGTTCGAGCATATAGGCATCCCGGGCAAGCTGCTTGTCTACACCGACGGCGACGAGTTCGCACCGCCTACACTCGACAATCTTGGTCAAGAGGCCAACCTCTACTACCTGGTGGATGCGTGATGGCGACCGAGCAAAGACAATACCTCCGTCGGTGCAAGCTGATCGTCTCAACAGCTGGTGGCTCTGGTCTCGATCTGTCTGGCCTGCACATCAAGTTCGCCGTCAAGAAAGCCGATGCCCAGACGCCGAACACGGCTGAGATCCGTGTCTACAACGTGGCTGAGACGACTGTGGCTCGCATCCGCAAGGAGTTCAGCCGCGTCGTGCTGCAGGCCGGGTACGAGTCCAACTACGGCGTCATCTTTGATGGCAACATCAAGCAGGTGCGCTTCGGTCGTGAGAACGGGACGGACACCTACATCGACATCGCAGCCGGTGACGGCGATGACGCCTACAACTTTGCTGTGGTGAATACGACCTTGGCAGCTGGTGCCAAGCAGTCCGATCAGATCGGAGCTGCCGCCAACTCGATGTCGGGCCGCGGCGTCAAGCAAGGCTATATCGGTGATACAGGTGAAGATAAGCTGCCACGTGGCAAAGTCATGTATGGCATGGCCCGTGACTACTTGCGCCAATCAGCCGAGGCCTCAGATACCTCGTGGTCGATCCAAGACGGTAAGCTCCAGTTTGTCCCGATGACTGGGGTGCTCCCCAACCAGGCCGTGGTGCTCAACAGCAAGACAGGTTTGGTCGGCCAACCTGAGCAGACGAACGACGGCATCAAGGTCCGCTGCTTGCTGAACCCCATGCTCAAGATCGGTGGCAAGGTGCAGATTGATGAGAAGGACGTCGCCCAGGCGAAGCTGCCCGACACTACGAAAGACGCCCAAGCTAACCAGCCGGCTGACATCGCCGCCGACGGCTTCTACCGCCTTCTGGTCGTCGAGCACTCAGGCGACACTCGTGGCAATGATTGGTACTCGGACCTCGTGTGCCTTGACATCGACGCCACGCAACCTCCCAACAAGCAGGTGAAACCAACATGAACCGCGAAGAACGACTAGACGATCCCGAGGAGTCCTTGCGCCTGGCGATGGAAAGCCAGCAGGCGCAGATCTGGACTGCCTTGCCCGGTGTTGTAGCAGCAGTGAATCTTGTCGCCCAGACCTTGTCCGTCCAACCGACGGTCCAGGGCTCGGTGGCCTCGCCCAATGGCGCCAAGCAGCTGGTGAACCTGCCGCTGTTGGTCGACGTGCCCATCGTGTGGCCACGAGCTGGTGGCTTCGCACTGACCTTCCCGATCGCCGCTGGCGATGAGGTGTTGGTCGTGTTCGCCAGTCGCTGCATCGATTCGTGGTGGCAGTCCGGTGGCGTGGGTGCTCCTGCCGAGGCCCGCATGCATGATCTGTCCGATGGTTTCGCCATCCTGGCCCCAGCCAGCCAACCGAAGAAGCTGACTGGAGTCAGTTCCACAAATGTCCAGCTTCGTGATGAGTCAGGCACCACCTATGTGGAGATCACTTCTGACGGCAAGGCCCGTGTGGTGGCAGCCACTCAGATCGATGTGGAGGCCCCGACCGTCAACATCACAGGTGACCTGAACGTCACCGGCGAGATGAACCTGGTGGGCCAGCTGACGCAATCTGGTGGCACGATGAGCATTGGCGGCATCGTTTTTGATACGCACAAGCACACCGGGGTCCAGCCAGGGTCTGGCACCTCAGGTGGACCGACGAACTGATTTACAGCTTCACAAGCAGTGGATATAATCCGGACATGGAGAAGACAACGTGAGATACCGCCGACTGACTGAGACTGGAGACATGACCTTCGGGAGCCAGCAGGCTGACTTTCTCCGAAATACCCCCGAAACTGTGGCTCAGGCTGTGGTAACACGTCTGGGTCTGTGGCTCGATGAATGGTTCCTCGACTCGACTGAAGGCACCCCGTATGTGCAGGCGGCTCTCGGCAAGTACACGAGCCAGACCATCGAGCCTGCAATTCGCCAGCGTATCCTCGAGACCGAGAACGTCACGGCGATCACGGCCTTCGACCTGCAATTTGATCCTGATGAGCGGAAGGTGACCATTCAAGCGACCATTGACACCACATTCGGTCCAACAACTGTTGTGGGAGTAGTGTAATGGCAATCGCTGACCTCATCTATGTGGACGCCACTGGCTTCCACTACCCGGACTATCCGACGGTGCTCCAGTACCTCACTGACGAGTACAAAGCTATCTACGGAGCTGACACCTATCTCGCACCTGACAGCCAAGACGGCCAGTGGTTGGCCATTCAGGCCTTGGCCATCTTCGACACGATGCAGGTCGCTGCTGCCGTTTACTCCAGCTTCTCGCCGCTGACCGCCCAGGCCGACGCGCTGAGCCGCAATGTGAAGATCAACGGCATCAAGCGGCGCGTGGCTACCTTCTCAACAGCCGACCTGCTGATCATAGGCACCGCCGGCACTGTGATTGCGAATGGCCAAGCTGAGGACACGCTCAGCCAGAAGTGGAATCTGCCGGCGTCGGTGACCATTCCGCCTGGTGGCTCCATCACCGTGACTGCGACAGCAGCTGAAATCGGCTCCATCACCGCCGGCCCGAACACCATCAACAAGATTGCTACGCCGACCCTTGGCTGGCAGTCCGTCGACAACGCAGCTGCCGCCACAATCGGAGACCCTGTCGAGACTGATGCCGAGCTACGCCGCCGCCAGACCTTCTCGACCGCCCTGCCTTCGTTGACCGTGCTTGACGGCACCATCGGAGCTGTGGCTTCAGTCCCTGGAGTCACCCGCTTCCGCGGCTACGAGAACGACAGCGACGTGACCGATGCCAATGGCATCCCAGCTCACAGCATCGCGATCGTGGCAGAAGGCGGTGACCAGCAGGCCATCGGCGACGCGATCGCCATCAAGAAGACCCCCGGCACTGGAACCTACGGCACGACGACCGTCACGACCTACGACCAATATGGCCTACCCAACCTGATTGACTTTTTCCGACCGACACCTGCAACCATCGGTGTTGAGGTGACGATCCAAGCGCTGACTGGATACACGACGAGCTACGCCGATCAGATTGCGGCTGCTGTTGCCGCTTCCATCCAAGCTCTGGACATCGGTGACGATGTGCTGATCACCAAGCTCTACGTCCCGGCCAACTTGCCTGGACAGGCGGCTGGCGCCACGTTCGACATCACCCAGCTG